GGGTAGCTTTCGCTGGCCCTGCGGTCGATTGCTTCGATGCCGGCAAGCGCGTGCGCAGCCGCATTGACGAGCGCCTCTCGGCATCGTTCCGGCTTGTCTCTTTGCGCCCTCAACACGGCGAAATGAGCCCAATCGCAGCTTTGCGTGGACTGCATATTCATCGGCGCCCCGGTAGAAGGCCCAAGGGGCGGCAGCTTGCGGCGTGCGAGCGACACGTCGTACACGGCGCCAGCTCGGATTGCTTCGGTCGTGCGGGGCATTTCAGTACCCCACTTCTTCGAGCTTGTCGGCCAGCTCGCCCATTTCGCGCTTGAACGCCTCGGGCGAATTGTCGTAGTGCGTCGCGACGAATGACAGGCCGTCCGTGATTTCGAGCGCCTGATCGTCTACCACGTCGTACAGTGCGAGCACGTCGATAGCGGAAGCGACGGAGCCGCAACGCAGATCGTCGAGCGCGTTGAGCTTGGCGCGCGTCGCGACGTCGTAACTGCTGGGCGACAGATCGGCCTGCGGATCGCCTTCGAGCGTCCCGGCAATGACAGTGCCCGCGAAACAGACTTCGCAGATGCCGCCATACGAGTCGTGCCATGTGCCCATTTCGATCTCGTAGTCCGGCGATTGCTCGGCCTTTTCCAGATCGCCGAGTGCGAGCCGAATTAGGGCGCTCGGCTCGTTCGGCAGTTTGGCTTCAATTTGTTCCGGCACGTTTCCTCCTGTGTGGTTAGTGCAGTGCTAACGGTACAGAAGGCGTGACCTTCATGCAACACTAACCGGGTTATTTTTTTTGGCCCGGTGTGCATGAGGCTCAGCGGCGATAGGAGTCCCGCTTTCAATGCGGGGGGGGGTGGCGTGTGTTGGAGATAGCACGCAACGATCCTCCCCGTACCTCCCGCGCTCGTTTCGATGCGGGGGCGGGGGCGGTTTGCCAGCGCGTTCATATATGACAGCCAGCGCGTGCGCCGGATGCGAAGGCGAGCCCGGCGGACAATCCAGCGCAAAGAGCGCGCCTTTATTCCCTGCATATTCCCTGAGCGTTTAGGGAATAACTGCACGCCTTACAAATCAGGCGCTTACGTCGCATCCTTCTAGGGTGCAAGACCCTGCAAGAGCATTTGTTAGCTACCCTGAGTATCCGCCTAGTCGCCTAGACCTTGAACGATCTCAACGGTTACGCCGCCGTCGCCTTTGCTGCTAGCGCTCACAGCGGCTTTATCGTTGTACGTTGGACGCAGTTTAGACGCCAGCCAGCGGCGATGATGCGCCTGCTCGCGGGCTTTCTGCGGCTTGTCTTTGTCCGCCTTGTCTAAGATGTCTTGCGCCTCTTGAATCAGCGCATCGGCGCCGATCTCACGCGCTCGCGCGAAACGCTGCGCTGTGTCGTCGTCGTCACGCTGCAAATCAAACAACGTCCGAACGGAAACACCAGCCGCGCGAGCCGCAATGGGCGCCAGCTTGCCCTGCATAAACTGATCCTCGATAACGCTTATGGCTTCGCGCTTATCGGCTTTGCTGAGCTTGCGCGGCATGAGTGGGCCTCCATTGAGTGAGAAACGCTGAGAGACGCGCACAGAGCGTGAGACGGTGAGTGTTCGCGTCTACTGTGTGCGTTGTTGTGTGTGTCTGTGTGTGGGCGTGGGATTGCGACCGCGCGCGACACGATCCGCGCCGGAAAACAAGGCAGCGAAAGGCGCAGCGCCTACAAATAACCTTGAGCGCGCAGTCTGTCGCCTGCCTTCCCTGTGTCCCTGGTGTGTCCCTGGTGTGTCTCGCCTGAGTGTGAGACAGCGACCGCGTGCGAGCGCGAGCCCCGCCGAATAGGGCGCAATATCCGCGCTGTCTAAGCCACGTCTAATCCGTCGTGGCTAACTAATTCGTGCCGTAAGTCACTGATTGACAACGGTTGTCGAAAAAAACACGAAAAAGATTAGTAAAAACGCTTGACGGTGCGTTAGTCGGCGACTAACTTGCGCACCAACGGCGACGGGATAACCGCTCAGCCCGCTCTTTAACAACACGCCAAGCATCCCGCTACGGCGGGCAATGCGAAAGGTTAGACGGGGCTGCTATGCGAGTAGCGGCTGACTGTCCAAGCCAATCCAATCGGATCGGATCAAGTGCCAGACGTAGCGCCTTGCGATGCCACGCATTGCAGGGCGTTACATCGGGCACTTGCCCGGATTAGACACTGATACCGATGGAGATTAGACATGCGTGTAGACACGACGATTGGCAGCAACATGGCCGAGATTGAGTTCGATAACGGCAACCGCGTACTTGTTTCGTACAAGACGCCGGTTGCGGCTTTCGTCTCAGGTCGCGGCTTTGTTCGCACGTCTCATAAATGGTCGGCGACGACGACACGCCATATAAACCAATGGCTGCCGGTCGCGGCGTCGACGGTCTCGCAAGGCGAGATTGAGCACGTCGCAAACGGCGGCACGCTGTAAACGCCAGTCATAGCGCATTCGTTAGCAATTCGCTAGCGGATGCGCTATCGCGGGCGATTGCCCGAACCAAGTAAAGCAAGGATTAAGACATGAGCAAGGCGATCAAAAGATATATCGCAGACCTTCCCGAAGGTCGATCTTTCCGTGATGCCGATGGGCGAAGCGTTCGCACGACCCCCGGCAAAACACCCGAAGGGCGCTATTACTACGGAACACGCGAAGACGGAACACGGATATTCAGCCCTGATTATTGGCTTATGGCAAAGCCAGACTGTTAAGCGCCAGTCGATGCGCCTGCTACGGCGGGCGCATCTGCGGGCGTTTGCCCGGTCTGTATTTGATTCGATTTGGAGATTAGACAATGACTACTACTGAGATTGCACTAGAGGTCGGCCAGCGTGGTGATGCGGTTATCGACTCGACAAACCGCAACAAGGTTCGTAAATGGTTGCGCGGTCAAGGCGTTTCGTCTTATGTCGCGCGTACCGCGTCGATTCGAGACATGCGCCGTGCGTACAACGATACGTCGAACGCTTGCCTTCGCGACCTTATGGAGCGTGAAGCCGACGAAAGCAATGATGAAGCGCCGAGCGCGGCGGAAACGAACGGCAAAAGCCGCGAAGATAAGTTGCGCGAAGCGCTGGCCGGTCTTGTCGAATCCGAGTTAGACGAAAGCCGCGTGATTGAGCTTATTCGCGAGCACGCGCCGGAGTCGAAGCCGATGCGTTTCGAAGTACAGCAAGGCGACGTGACGCGCGCTGTCGAAGGCGCGCAACACGAAGCATTGCCGCGTGTTCTGGCGTTCTGCGGCGCTGGCGTCCATGTATGGATGGCCGGGCCGTCGGGCTCAGGCAAAACGCATATGGCGAAACAAGTTGCCGACGGGCTTGGTCGAGACTTCTACTCGACCGGCGCTGTCAATTCTGACTTTCGCCTTGTCGGCTTTGTCGACGCGAAAGGCGAGTATCAGCGCACGCCTTTCCGTGAAGCGTTCGAGCATGGCGGCGTGTTTTTGTGGGACGAGATCGACGCATCGAATCCCAACGCGCTCGTCGCCTTCAATCAGGCGCTTTCGAACGGCCATTACACGTTCCCTGATGGGATGGTCGAAGCGCATCCTAATTTTGTGGCTATCGCTGCCGCGAATACATGGGGACACGGCGCAACGGCTGAGTATGTCGGCCGCACTCGGATCGACGCAGCAACGGTTAACCGTTTCGCCCAAGTCAATATCGACTATGACGAAACGCTAGAAACCGAGCTGGCCGGTCAATTCGACTCGTGGGCGCGCACTGTGCAGACCGCACGGCACGCGGCTCGCGAGCACGGCATCAAGGCGGTTATCACGCCGCGTGACACGGTGCAGGGCGCGATAATGCTCGCGGCCGGCATGGACACGCAAGACGTGATTGACGCCTTCATTCGGCGCGGCATGGATGACACAAGCTGGTCGAAAATACACGCCGCGATTCAGTGATCCAGACGAAGCGCCTTTCGGGGCGCTTCATCGGGCTCACTGCCCGGATTCGATTCGATTAGATGGAGATTAGACAATGCTTATTCAACGGCAATTTAACGATTGGTCGCAGTTCGCGAGCACGATTGAAAGCCGCATTGGCGAAACGTGTTGGCACGAAGCCAGCACGCGCACGTCATCATGGTATGCCGAGTTTTCTCAAACCGGCTCGCTACAAGATGCGGTTGATCTTGTTCGCAATGGCTGGCCCGAAGGCACGCAGAAGCTGATTGACGGCCTCGAAGCTTTCGATGCGGGCCGCATGGTCTCGCCAGTGCCTACTATCGAATGGGACGTGGCGGGCGAATGCCCGGACGTGGCCGCGTACTGCGCGGGCATCCCTGAGCATATGGCGACGCAGGAGTTTGAAACTGAGCAATCGTCGCCGCTGGTCTCGATCAGCGTAAACGGCGCGGCTGCTTGGAGAATCGACTCTAGCCGCATCATTCGCTACGGCGTGATGATCGCGTCGCATGTCCGCGCACTATTGCAGGCCGGATATTCGCCGCGCCTTGACTGGTGTTGCGCACTCAACGGCAACGGTCGCAAAAATTACCTTATGACCGTGCCGCTGCTCGAACGCGGCGAAACGGTCGATATTGACCGGATCGCGTTCGCTATCGCACACCCGTCGATGCTGCGCCGCGCGATGTTCGCGGTTGCAGAGATCGAAGGCTGGCGCGGTCTTGGTCAGTCGATGGGCTCGGTTATGAATACCCTGCCCGCCGAGATCGCCGACGACTATGACGTATCGCTGCCCGGTATCGGCTCGCTTAGCGCGTTTATGGATACCGACGAAAACGCGAAGGCAGCCGTGTCGCCTTATTTCAACCAATTCAATGAGTAGTCCAGACGAAGCGCCTTGCGGGGCGCTTCATCGGGCCTACTGGCCTGCACTTGATTCGATTGGATGCGCCAGCATCCGCATAAGCGCCTGAGACAAGAGGCAGGCGCTTATGCGGGCGCTGGCCCGGATACCCGATTAGATGGAGATTAGACATGGCAAAAACGACCATTAACAGCCCGATTACTGGCCCGCGAACGTTTTTCATCGCAACGGATACCCCCGGCGAAAGCCGGTATGTATTCGTCGACGATAACGGCGAGCCCGGCGTTCTCGGTAAACAGCCGACATACCCCGGCGGCGCGACAATGACCGCAACGCCTGAGACGCTGCCGAGAATCGCGCGCCAATGGCACAAAGCCGACCTTCGCGAGCGGCGCGAGTTCGGCGCGTAGCACCCCAAAACCCGATTAGACGGAGATTAGACATGACGAAAAGCGCAAAGCTCGCCGACCTCGAACGCATCATCGGTCGCATTAACGACATGACGGTATCGCCGCGCGAGCCGGTCAACGATGGCGTCTGGAACGTCGACAATTACCACCTGTGCCGTTCTGGCGGCGGATTCGCCCTTGTGCGCGTGGTCAATGCGGACGGCGCCGTTCGCACCGTGATTGCCTGCGACACGAAGCGCGAGCTGTTTTCGCGGCTGCAAGCCTATGTCGATGGCCTGCTCGACGGTAAACAGATCGCGAGCTGTGCTCGGCGATGATCGCCAGTCGATGCGCCTGCCCTTGCGGGCGCATCTGCGGGCGATTGCCCGGTTCCACCCGATTAGATGGAGACACGATTATGATTACGTCACTGACGGCGTTTACAATCTGGCCGCATGGCCCGCGATTCGATCTTGATATGACCCGATACACAGTGACTTGGGACAACAACCCCGACCTTGAGTTCGAAGGCGAGCTAGTGTCTGCCGTGTCGTCTCGACAAGGCGCGTCGCCGCAATGGACAGAGCTTGAGCTATACCGTACAGATTCTGGCAAGTACGTCTGCCATAAGATCGGCCGCACAACGAAACGCGGGCAGCGCGACTTTCACTCTTGCGCGGTTTGCGAATCCGACGCCGAGATTACCGGATTTTTCGGGTTCGGCTACCTATCGAAACAGCTCTATGAAGCGGCGGGCGTGCAGCACGCGCAGCGCATATAAAAGAACGGGCGCCCTGCTCATGCGGGGCGCCCACTAACTGCCAACCGGAGGAAAGTTTGCGTTTTAGGCGCAATTCGCCAGATTGGTTAGAATTGTACTAATCTGTTGCACCCCTGTCAACCCTCACCGCATGTTGCGCGCTAACTTTTCCAGACCGCGCGACTCGATGTTGGCCCCCGCCTGATAGATCGCTTCATAGCGACCCTTCCAGATACGAGAAAACCCCGCTCGATTCATCCCGATAAAGCGCGCTCGATCCATGTCGCTCGGGCGCTTCCTACCCTTCCCGTCGCACACCTCACAATGCACATGGCCGATGGCGCCGTTGCCACGGCACATAACGCACACATTCGGATCGCACAGATCATGCACCGCGAGCTTGACCATGCGGGCGACGTAGTCGCGCCCCTCGGGCACCTGCCAGCCCTCGCGCGCGGCCAGCTTGTACGCCACGTCATACAGGCGAAAATAGACCGGGCGAAGCGCCTTGCGATCCTCGCCATACTTGTAGGTCAGGATCGCGTACTCGCATCGCGTCATGCCTTGGCACGCGCCAGCCACGTCGGATTGCTTGATCGCGCCATGCGCCGGATCGACCTTTTCGAGCTTCGGCGAGCCCGGCGTCATGCGCGTGAGTAGGCTTTCAGCACCCATCTAGCAGCTCCTTTGCCTCGTCCATGTCTCGCACCACGACAACGTCGCCGCGCCACGCCTCGTGCCACTCGTGTTCGTCGCTCGTGAGTCGCTGTTTAGACGGCGCCTTGTTGCCGTCCTTCACCTCGATCAGCAGGTTCCGGCCGCGCATCCCGGCGACCAGATCAGGGAACCCACCGCCGAGCGCGGACGTGATGGCGACACTCGCGCCGAGCTTGCGCATCCCGGCGACAATGGCGTTCTGATTCGCGTCGATCTTGGCCGCTCGCCTCAAGACACCCCCTGCGTTCGCACGCGCGCCGCGTTGATCGCCTGCGCCGTCGCCACGGCCGCGCGATCCTGAGCCCGCTCCTTTTCCGCGTCGATCCAGTCGGCGCACGTCGCGAGTTTCTTGGATAGCTCGCGCGTTTCGTCGGGCGTCATGTCACGCACGACCTTGGGGATCAGAGAGATCGTTCGCTCGCGGCGATCCCCGCTCACAATGTATTTCGCTGTCATGTCTAACCCTCGCTCATGGCCGCGCGTACCTTCGCGCCGACCGTGTTGTCCTCAGACTCGGCGACAAGCCGGTCTTGCAGCCGAACCATGTCACGCTGTGTCATGCCGTACTTTTCCTCGACGCCCCAACCGTCGACGCTGCCGTAGACCTTCGCCCTGTGATGGACGAACGGGCACGCGCCGAACGTGAAAGCGTGGCCGAGACGCCGGAATCCGTCTGTGACGTGGTGAACGTCGCATGGCGTGTAATGGCGCATGTCTCCCATGTCTAACTTGCACAGGAGACAGCCCAAGTCCTTGATGACCTCCATGCGGCGATGCTCCGCTTTCGTCGGTTGCTGCGTTTTCATTGCAGCCCGGAGACGTAAAACGGCTCGTGCGGGTAGCTTGCTGACAGATCGCGCGCCAGCGCCTCCGCGCATTCGCGACCGCATCGCATGGCAATCGGCACCCCGGATGATTCGGAGACCACGAAACGATGCCCGGCCGGGCAATCAAGTCCCGACTGCCGGCCGATAAGCACTTCGATGTCTACCGTGTCGCTGTCGTCGGGATCGGTCATCACTTGCCCTCTCGCTCGCTGAGCCATTCGCTGTAATGCTGTGCTATGGCGTCGTACTTGGCTGCGGCCGTGTCGTCATGGTCGAGCGCCTTGCGCGTGGATATGCCGCACGCGGTCTTGATCGCCTCGCCCGCGTAGTGCGCTGTCGCCTTGTCGGCCAGCCCCATGTCGATCAGGAATTGCTGGAACAGCGGCGCCTGCGCCTTGGCAATGGCGTCGTCGGCCTTGCCGCCCCGGACGTGCGCGTACTGCTCGGCGGACGGCTGCGGCACCTCGGCCTCGTTATCGTCCAGCTCGATCACGATTAGACGCATCCGCTTGCCGGGCTCTTTTTTGCCCTTGCCCTTGCGCGTCTGGTGGACGGTCAACGGCTCGATGTCGTCGTCGTCGGCGAAGTAGAACGTCGCGCGGGCGTCGGTTACGTCCTGCGCGGTCTCGTGTCGACGGCCCCAGAAGCCGAGATAGGCTTCGGTGTCTAACAACACGGCTTTCTCGTTGACGGCGGATTCGCTCATTCGCTTTCTCCGGTTGCCTTGATTGCGGTCTTGGGCTTGATCGCGCAGTCGTCGAACCAATCCGGCTCGCGGCCTACGATGTGGCCGTTCTCAGACGCATAGAGCACCTTCACGTCGAAGCCGAGCGCTTCAAACTTGTCCTTGAGCGCTGCGGTCTCAGGGAATCGCTCGCGGTTCTTGTCACGCTGCGCTTCGGTCACGGATCGCTACCCATTCGTTGTGCCAGTCGCCGACGTTGTCGGGGATCATTACGTGCCCGCCAAGACCGCTATTGCGGCAGGCGAACGCCCCGGCATAGGCCGCTGCATGACCGGCTAAATTGATGTCGTTGTCTCCAAAGAACGTCACGGATTCGACGTGCTCGGGCGGGCGAAACGACTTCATGCCCGCCGTCGAGATCACGGCCCATACCGGCATTCGGAAAATATGCGCGGCGGCGATGGCGGTCTCGATGCCCTCGGCAACGCCGAGCTTGGTATGCGCGGCCCGGAAGAGACGGATCGCGCCACCACGGACGCTGCCCGGCGCGCGCAGTAGCTTCTTGGACGGCATGTCGTCGCCAATGTCGAGCTTCGCCGCGCCGTCGAGATAGGTCGCGTGCCACGTCACCGGCTGGCCGCTGGCGTTGCGCACGAGAGACAGCATCGCCGGATAGTCGCCGACGTGCTCGCCGTCGTGGTAGTAGCTCACCGCCTCGTGAAAACGCACGTCACGGATCTTCCACGTCACGCCGCGCGCCTTGAGATACCGCGACGCCAGATCACGGCCGTCGAGCGGCTTGCTGTTGTCGCGCAACTGGCGAAGGCGCACGCGCGGATCGCGGCCACGACGCCCTGTGCTCGCCTGTGCCGCGCGACCGATAACCGACTCGACCGACCGGGCCGCTGTCGCATAGTCGACGCCATTACGGCGCATGACGAGATCGAAGCCATTGCCAGACGTGCCGCCTTCGCAGCCCCGGCAAACCCATGTACCCATGCCCTTCGCATCGTCGAACGTGAAGCGATCATTGCCGCCGCATACGGGACAGGGGCGCCCTTTGCCGTCCAGCAGCTCCGAGCTGACGCCGAGCGCGGCGAGAATCGCCCGCCACTGCCCGCGTGCATGTTCTCGAAGCTCGGCGCTCATGCCGGGAGAATGTCGACGCCGGTATACGTGACCCGGTCGACCGGACGCCCGGTCTTGCGCTCCGCATACCGCATCAGCGCGTCATGCGACACGCGCGACACGAAGCAACGAACCGGGCGCTTGGGGCGGCGCTCGTCGACGGCATAGTCCTTGACGGCGCAGATATAGCGGTATATCCAGTTCGCCAGCTCGCGCGCCTCGACGTTGTTCGTCTTGCGAATCTCAGAAATCTCGACTCGAATCATGCAGCCCTCCGCTGGCTTTTAGTGGCTTGGAAAAAGGCGATGTCGCGGCTCTTGACCCAAGCGCGCGTCTCGCGTGTCGGCTCGTAGGGCATGGCGTTATTGACGCGGGGATCGTTCGGCCAGACCGAGTAACGCTCCCGGTACTTGTGCTTGGCCCACCCCTCCTTGTTCCGGCGCTCCGCGCAAATCCATAGGAGCTGGCCGAAAAAGGCGTGCTTTTCCTCCCATGTGTGCTTGCGGTTATCGCGCTTTCCGTCGCGTTCGAGCTTGGTCAGCTCCGCGTCGGCCCATGTCACGACCTCGCGGCCCTTCGGCTGTGCCTCGCCGCACGACGGGCATCTATCCGATGTCGGGCGCGTATAGACAAACTCGCAGTGCGCGCATGTGATGGGCTTGGGCTCCGCGTTCTCGACGCGGCGCTCATGCTGTCGGTCTTGCACGCGCGAGCCCGGATCAAGCGACCACTCGACCGGCTCGTCGACGAAGCCGTGCAGATCGACGGCGCCCGCATGGTCGATCACGATGCAGTCGCTCTTGCCCTCGTCTAATCGCAGCGCACGACCGACCATCTGATGAAAGAGCACGATGGATTTAGTCGGGCGGGCAATGACGCAGCAGGAGATCGACGGCTCGTCCCAACCGATGTTGAGCACCGCGCAGTTCGTGATGACCTGCGTTTCGCCACGCCGCACGCGAGACAGGATCGCGTCGCGCTCGTCGGCCTCGGTGTTGCCGTCGATATGCTCGGCCGTGACCCCGGCCGCTTCGAATTGATCGCGCAGATGGCGGCTGTGCGCCACTGTGGCGGCGAATACGACCGTGGGCCGGCCCTGCGCCAGCCGTAGCCAGTTCGTGACCACGTCGCCGACCAGCTCGGCCTTATTGGCGCGTTCCTCGATGTCTTTCGAGACCCACTCGCCGTCGCGCGTCTGCGCGCCGGTCATGTCGGGGCGCGAACCGCCGTAATACTCAGGCTTGACCAGCCAGCCCTGCTCAATCAGGTCGCCGATGTCCGGGCCTTCGACCAGATCATCGAAGTAATTGCCGAGCCCTTTGCCGTTCGGTAGTGCCGGCGTGGCGGACAGGCCGACCACCCGAGCATTCGGGTACGCATCGAATATCTGCCCGGCCGATGGCGTGGCGAACAGATGCGCCTCGTCGGCAATTATGAGATCAGCGGGCGGCAGTTCGATCTTTTGCGACCGGATGGCGCGGGCATGGAGCGTGTCCTTAGACACGACTTGCAGCGGTTCCGATGCCGAGCGCGGCTCGCCGGCCATGATGACGCCGTGCCGCATGTTCGCCTCGGCGAGCTTGCCGGAGGCTTGGAGGACGAGCTGGCGGCGCGGCGCGAGGAATAGCGCGTTGTTCGACTGCTCGCTGGCGAGCTTGAGCACTTCGCGTGCCACAACGGTTTTCCCGGCGCCAGTCGGCAGGCGCAGTACGGGGCGTTTCGAGCCCGAGCGAAGCGCGCGGCGCAGATCGTGGATGGCGTCTTTCTGGAATTGCCGTAGTTCAAAAGCCATGTCGCCCCTCTTTCGTTATTGCTGCGCTAACTATAACACAGACCTTGGGCGTTTTGCTAACTCTCGCGGCAAAAATTAGCTCAGCGGCACGCGCGGACAGTGCCTACTAGCCAATAGTTAACTATGGATGAATCCCCTGAACCCTTATCCCAAGAGCGGAGAGCCCCCTTTGCGCACGCGGGGCGAACCGTCGCACGCTCAGGAGGCCAACCGCTCAACGTGAACCCTTAGAGCCCGTTGCTGCGGCCGGGGGCGCGGGCACGCTCCCCGGTTGCCGGCTCGTCTCGTGCCCGAGACCGCTGGGGCGTCCGGCTTTCGCCCTACCTGCGGCTATCCAGCGTCCTTAACTCTCGCCGCTTTGCGCCGTGCCGCCGAGCTGTGACGTGGGGATACCACGGGACATATAGGCGCGGCACGGTGCGGTTAGCGGCGAAAGCTGAACAAGAGCTTTACAACCGCTAACCGCGCGCTGTACTGTTAGCAACGCGCGAAGGTCGCTAACTTTCCTTAGTACGATGTCGTTTCTTGAACCGCACAAGGCTTTCGAAGTCGATAACTCCCTCAGATTGCAGGCAAATCTTGTTTGCCAGATCAGGGGATGGTCGACTGAATCGGTACATGATTTGGCGGTAGTACCCGTAAGACGTACCGGCGCCCTCGGCCACGTCGCGTGCCCATTGGGTGCCGTACTCTCGGTGTGCTGCCAAAGCATCCATGCGGCGCAGGTTAGCATGACGTTAACCGTAATGCAACATCTACTAAGACCGGGGCGAAAGTTAGCGTGACGCGCCACTTTCGCTGTCTAATCCGCAAAATTAGCGTTGCCGATTGACGACAGTGTTAGTGCCACGTTAATCTGATTGCTCGCAAGAGGAAAACGCCATGATCGAGGACACACGAAGGGAAAACCTAAAAGCCCTTGTGGAAGAACTCGGGGGACGTTCGGTGCTGGCGGATTTGATGGGATGCCGCCCGAACTACATTAGCCAGCTCGCACACGGTCACGCTTCATTCGGGCCGCGCGCCGCGCGCCGCATCGAGGACGCGGCTGAGCTTTCGAAAGGCTGGATTGACACCCCGCGTGACATGAACATCCACCAGCTTCCGGTCTTGGCGCCTAGTGAGACGTTGCTGCCCGTCAAGCAGCGGCGAAACTTAGAACCCAAGAGGCACGCGACTTTTATGCTAGAAAAGAAGTCAGAGAGCGCTTTCGCCGTACAGGTCGAGGACTCACTGATGACCGGAGGGGAGACGGCATCGTTTCCAGTCGGAACGATTATCGCGGTCGAGCCGGAGATTGAGCCCCAAGAGGATCAGTTCGTATGGGCGACGCCCGACAACGAGGAAACGCCAGTCTTTCGCAAGCTCACGCGCGACGGTGCGAGCTGGTATCTGGCGCCGACCAATCAGCGTTACCCGGTCAAGCCGATTAGCGACTTAGACCGGATCATCGGCGTCGTCACGTCGGCGCAGCAGTCGCTTCTATGACCTGACGGGCCGGGAGAAGCGAATACGCGCCAGTCGAGTTATCGGCTGGCGTTTTTTATTGCCTCATAGGTTAGTGCCGTGCTAACCTAGTTCACGTTGAACGAACGGAGGCAATATGACCGACACGCAGCCTGCCGAGACAGGCGACCCGCGAAACCTGTTGCAGCGCCTCAACGCAGTGCGCGAGCACGTCGCGTATATCAAAAAAGACCTTGACACCAACGGCTACAGCGCCGTCTCGCACGATGCCGTGACAGCCGCCGTTCGCCCCGCCTTCATCGACGAGGGCGTGATGGTATTGCCGACCGAGCGTGAGCACGAGGTTCAAGCCACGTCGCAGACCACGCGCGGCGGCACGCCGATCATGCTTACCGTCGTCACGCTCGACGTTCGGTTTGCCAACGTCGACGATCCCGAGCAGACGGTCTACGCCCGCGTCACCGCGCAGGCGCTCGACCACGGCGACAAGGGGCCGGGCAAGGCATGGTCGTATGCGGTCAAGACCGCGATGCTCAAGGTGCTCTCGCTTGAGACGGGCGAGAACGACGAATCGCGCGTCGAAATGGTGCAGCGGCAAACGCCGATCACCGCGCAGCAGTACCAATACCTGAGCGACCTTCTCGAATCCGCAGGGCGCAGCGAGGCACAGCTTATCGACGTGCTCAAGCGCAGCGGCATGGAGATCGAGGCGCTTACCGACATGACCGAAGCCGAGTATGGCGTCGCCGTGTCTAAGGTCGAGGATTCCATTCGCCGCCAGAAGCGCCAGCAGGAAGCCGAGCGCGAGCGCGCCGAGGCGATGGACGGCGAAGGCGAGGCCAAGACCGAGGCCAAGACCGAGTCGAAGCCGAAGAAGTCGACGAGCAAGAAGTCGACCGGCAAAAGCCAGACCGCCAAGAAATCGAGCGCCAAGAGCGACGCCAAGGCGGAGGGCTAAGGCGTGAGCGTCGGCGAACAGCGAAGCGATATATGGTTCGGGCAGCGACTCGCTGCCCTGACCGGCTCGCAGATGAAGCGCGCCCTGTCTAAAGGCAAGGACGCGCGGGCGAATCTGGTAAACGAGCTGGTTGCCGAGGCGCTGACTTCCAATATCAATCCAAGCGGATCGGCGCCGGCTACCGAATGGGGAAAGCACTACGAGCCCATCGCGATAGGCGAGTACGAGTTTTCGACCGGCAACACGGTCGACGAGGCCGGGCTCCTTTATCACCCGTACTCGGCCTATATCGCGGCCTCCCCGGACGGTCTAATCGGCGACGACGGCGGCTGCGAGGTGAAGTGCCCCTATTCGTCTAAGGAGCACGTCAACGCCCTGCGTTTCGGCGTCCCGAAAGAGCACTACCCGCAGATCATGGGCGCGCTCATGGTCACGCGGCGCCAGTGGTGGGACTTCATCAGCTATGACCCGCGTATGCGCCCCGGCCTGCGCCTGCACGTCTACCGCGTCGAGGCCGACGCCAGCTATATCGACACGCTCGAAGCAGCCGCCCTTTCGGTTGCCGACGAGGTTGCCGAGACGGTCGAGGCGCTACAGGAGGCCGCATGATTACCGTCCCGCACCCGCTAGTCACCTGCGATGGATGCGGCGCTGAGCGCTGCGTCGATGGCAACAAGTACACGGCCCGGCAGTGGATCGAGGCGCACGGCTGGTTAGACGCCGCGCCCTATCACTTCTGCCCCGGCTGTTCCTGTCATGTCCGCAATGAGTGGGCGAAAAGCACGCTCGAATCCGAGGACGCCCCGAGGACATGGAGCGGTCACTTAGACCGCATGACCCGAGAACTTTCCGCTATGGAGGACGCATGAGCGAAGAAATCGAGAACGGCATGAACATGGTTCGTGAGTCGTTGCAGCAGGCCGTCGACAACTTCGACGACGTTCTGCGCAAGCACGTCGACAGTATGTCCGCCTTCTACTACTGGCAGTACAAGCAGATCGACCGCTTCAATCTCGAAGCGACGATGGCCGATGCCGGTATGCAGGCCGGCGAGGCGCTGGTCGCGCGTCTAATGCTGGCGACCTATACCGAAATGGCGGTGGAACAGGCCGAGGGCGAGCTGGCCGAGCTTGGCGTTCGCGACTTCTGCGCCGAGTACATCGAGCGCCTGCGCGAAAAGGTCGACGAAGTTACCAGCCGGCGCCCGAGCGCGGCCGATCAGGAGACGCTGCGCCGCGCCACGAGCGGCATGATCTCGCTCGGCGAGGCGGTCTCCGAGCTTCGCGAGTCCGATCAGGAGGCGTCTAATCATGCCCAGTAGAGGCGTCAACAAGGCGATTGTCGTCGGGAATCTCGGGGCTGACCCCGAGGTTCGCTACACGACAGGCGGTACGGCCGTCGCGAACCTGTCTGTTGCCACGAGCGAGTTCTGGAACGACAAGAACAGCGGGCAGCAGCAGGAACGCACCGAATGGCACCGGATCACGTTTTTCGGCCGTCGCGCCGAGGTGTGCGGCGAGTACACGAGCAAGGGCTCGAAAGTGTACGTCGAAGGCCGAATCCAGACGGATAAGTGGCAAGACCAAAACAACGTCGAACGCTACACCACGAAGATCATCGGTGGCGAGCTGCAACTACTCGACTCCAAGGGCGGCAACGGCGGCGGACAACGCTCGTTTGGCGGGCAAGGCCAGCAGCGCCAGCAGCCGCAGCGCCAGAGTCAGCCGGCGCCGCAGCAGCAAGACCCCGGCTTCGACGACGATCTCGACGACGACATCCCCTTCTGAGGCATGAGCAATGATTGGGATGAAGCGCGCGCCCCGGAAGGGGCGCCGCAATGCCAAATATGCCGGCGCCCGTCTAATACTGGACTGTGCCGGGATTGCGCATGGCACACGGATGGTGAGTAGAGACATGACCAAGCTACCCGGAGAAAGCGCAGCCGACGAGGAAGCGACCGGCGCCGTCATGCACGACGGCGACCCACACCTGTATTGGGTAGACGACGCCGAGCGCGTCGAGATTTTCCGTCTCGGCGAGGGCCGCGTGTCGCAGCCCGACGTAGAGCTAAAGGCGAAGGTTCAAGCCGACTTCGCGGAACAGCAGGAGGAAAAATGAGGCACTACAAGGTGCGAATGACCGTTCCCATGACGACCGATGTTCACGCGCCGAGCGCGGCCGTGGCCCGAGAGGTCGCAGGCGAGCGAATGATGGAGGAAGGCAAGCCCGGCTTCATCGAGTCCGTGACGCGCGTTCGCGGCGAATCCAACGACACAAACACGGCCGTCACGCAGCGGGCGGTCACGTCCAGCTAAGGGGAGACATGGCAGCCAAACGATACAAGGTCGAAGCGCTCGTGCCGCATCAGTTCGAGACCTTCGCCGACAACCGCATCGAGGCCGCGCAGATTGCGCGCGCCGTCCTTGAGCGCGAGTGCGGCCCGATTGTGGTCAAGGCGACGTACAACATGGACGCCGACGACGCGGAGCCGATGGCCGGCATGGACGAGCAGCCGACGCCGCCGGGGTGCGCCTGATATGTGGGACATGGCGCTCTATGAGCACTCCACTGTCCTGCCCGACGACGAGGACACGCCCTGTGTCGTCGCCGTCACGGACTACCACCCCGGCGCTCCGGGCCTGACCGAGTACAAGGGCGGGCCGTTGATCGAGCCGCCCGACCCGGAGCACGCCGAGGTCGAGATTCGAGACATGGACGGCGAGCCGCGTCGAGATTGGGAGAGCTGGCTGTCCAAGAGCCAGTTCGACGATCTCGAACACGAGGCCGTCACCGCCATGCGTGCCGCCGACGAGGAAGAACGGCTACAACACGAGATCGACTCGGCCGTGCTCGACTCGCAGGACTGGCATTACGACACCTTCTGATTAGACAGGATTAGACATGAGCACGACGCTGGATCACGGATACACATGCCCCGACATCGACGGGGCTATCACCGAGATCAAGGCCGAAATGGCGAGCACGTTAGACGACGTGATTTCGGATTACGCGCCGCAGACGCGAGACGAGGATCGCGAGGATGCGGCCAATGGCTTCGCCGACGACCTGTACGGCGAGATCGAGTCGCACATCGAGGCCGTGCGCAAGACCAACGAGGACTTGCGCAGCGCCGCCGAGCGCCAGCTCGAAGAAATGCAGGATCGCATCGACGAGCTGGAAAGCGAGGTCAACGACTTGGAGTGCGACAAGGATCGGCTCGAAGATGAAATACACGAGCTTGAGAGCGAGTCGGCATGACCGCCCCGGCATTTCCGCTTGACCACCTGCCGCTGCCCCGGTTCTGCGAGCTGACCGGGCGCAGCAGCAGCCGCATCCGCGCCATGATCGCGCACGGCGAGCTGGCCGAAGGCGTCGAGTATTGCTACGACCCGAAGGGCAAGATACAGGTCATTCTCGAAGGCTGGAACGCATGGGTTTGGTCGGGGATGAAAAAATAGTCCTTCGAGGGTTTACACGAAGGTTCACGTTTAGATAACCTTCGGGCCGTGCGGTTATCGCTGCACGAACACCTGAACTCAGTTGCGGCGGAGGGCGATATGGATATTGAATACGCAGAGTGCGGCGAATGCGGCCGAGAATTGGAGCCGGTTCGCCCAGGGAAACATCAATGTAAATATTGCGATGGAAACGGCTGGACGCTAGTACCTCTTAAAGTCACGCCTGAAATTGAATCAACGTATGCGAATGACACGGGCGCTTACCAGACGGCGCAAGACTTACACGACGCAATGATTCGTAACGCTACCTAACACCGGAGGTGAGTTGTCGCGGTGAAACCGCGATCAACTCCAGCGACACGTTCGGACAGGAGAAAACAGATGAGCGTAGAGACTGTAGAGGGTAAAGCGATTTGCGCGGCTATCGATAGTGACCCGGCCCGCATCAGTGAATTGCTCGATGACATGCTAACTGGCGAGATTCAGGAACTACGACGTGCGTCTGAGTTGCTGCAAGAAATGTGTAATCACCATTTGCGCGATAAACGGCCAATCCAGCCGTAGGCCGAACATGTAGCCCGGAGTTTATTCATGCCCAAATCCACGATGAAAGACGGCGTCGAGCTTCGCCCGAAGTCGATCCGCATTCACTTTCGATGGCAAGGCAAGACGCGCCGCGAGACGCTGCGCATCCCGCCGACCAAGAAAAATGAGCGCTTCGCCCACCAGAAGCGCGCCGCGATCCTGTACGAGATCGAGCGCGGCTCGTTTGACTACGCCGAGCACTTCCCCAATTCGCCGCACGTCGCGCCGACCGTTGACGACGACAAGCCAGCCGACACGTCTATCGACCACTTCATCACGGTCTGGCTTGATTCGCGCGTGGCGAAGAAGTCGACGATGAAGGGCTACGAGAACAGCATCAGCCGCTACCTGAAACCGGAGTTCGGCGGGCGCAACATCGCCACGATCCTGAAATCCGAGCTTGACCTGTGGCGGGCGCGCATGGCGAAGGAGTACCGGCCCAAGACGGTAAACAACGCCCTGATACCGCTGCGCGGCGCGTTTGCCGTGGCGCATGGGGATAGCGTGATCGACACCGACCCGGCCGCGAAGCTGTCTAACGTGCGCAACACGAAGCGCGACGACGACATTGATCCGTTCGAGCTGGACGAGATCGCCGCGCTCATGGAGGCCGCGCCCGACGAATCCGCGAACATGATCGAGTTCTGGTTCGCCAGCGGCCTACGCACGGGCGAGCTGATCGCCCTCCAATGGGAGGACATCGACTTCGCCAAGAATCAGATATGGATACGGCGCAACAACGTGCTCGACGAGATCACGACGCCCAAGACCAGCGACTCGCGCATCATCGACATGCACAAGCGCGCTCGCACTGCCCTGCTTCGCCAGAAAGCCAAGACCGGGAACAGTGCCGGGATCATCTTTCGTAATCCGAACACGCTCAGGCCGTGGAAGTGGAGCGAGAACGTGCGGGCAAACTTCGTGCGGTACTGCGAGAAGGCCGGCGTGCGGTACCGGTATCCGTATCAGCTTCGCCACACTTACGCGAGCACGATGCTGTCGCTCGGCGAGCCCGCGATCTATGTCATGCACCAGATGGGCCACAAGAGCCTAATTATGATGGAGCGATGGTATGGCCGCTGGATGGAGAAGGCCAACGCGCAGGCCGGCAGTGCCTTCGACAAGTACACCACGGCGACCGGGTAGCCGGGAATATCTCAGGGAATCTCAGGGGATACTGTGGGAGAATCCGGGTAATACGGTTAGTAGACGTTGTCTAAACCGCTCAGGGAATGTTGTGGGATAAACTAACGAGCGGCAATGAGCACTAACGAGCACCAAATCGCCGGGAACGCTGTCTAATCAAGGGCTTGGAGCGGGTAAGTGCCTGATTCGGCACTAACCGAAATGGCGGAGAGGGAGGGATTCGAACCCAGACAGTATGCCCTGTAACCGCCTGATTCCATTGAGTTTCCTGTTTTTGCCGAATGGCTCAGGGAACTCTCAGGGAATCGACGCTGCGCAGTGTATGGCAGGGCGTTGTCTGGCGCAAGGGTTGGCTGGTAAAAAAAATTAGACGCCAAGCAAAGGAGGGACTATGAAACGCAAGGCGATATTGGCAGGACTGGCGATGGCGCCGATGGCGGCATTCGCACAGTTGGATACCGTCGAAGGTATCGGCGGGATCGACCGGGCTCAGAGGAACCCGAGCGGGTCGGTCACGCTGTATAGCGACCGGGCCACAGGGCAAAGCTCCTATGGGCGCTCTCAGACGCAAGGCACGGTCTATGGTGATGGATACCACGGCCAGACCGACATGCGCAGCTCTCGCGGCTTCTCAGAGCCCATGAGCGAGAGAAACGCAGCCGGTCAGTCCGATTGGGGCGGCTGGTAACTAAATCACGATCTTGTGAACCGTGGGCTGCTGCATCGCCTTCTTCTTCGCCTTCGTGTTGTAGGTGGCGAAGCTCGTGTCGATGCGGTAGCCCTCGACCGCCTCGGCGTTCTGCACGTCGATGCGATAGGTGTCGATCCACTCCCCCGGCGTCGCGACATGGAAAAGCTGCGACGCCCGGCCCGTCAGATTCAGCCGCTTCTCCGAGTAGTCGTTCGTGCCGACGAGCGAGCCCGACCGGGCGTGACGATCCCCAACGTGCGCCTCGTGGACGTGGCCGAAGATCACATAGTCAACGCGAGTGCCGCGCATGAGATAGTTGCCGATGATCTGCTGCACGTCCTTGCCGGTATTCGCCGGCCGAACGCGGCCGTGGCCGTGGATCATAAGCAGATTGAACCCGGCGACGTTGAGCACGGTCTCGCTCGGGTCGCTCGCAACGAACGTAACCCGCTCGTCGTCACGGAAAAGCAGCTCAAGCTGGTTATGCACGAGCCAGTCGAAGTTGTCGCTGGCGACCTCGGGGTGCCAGTGAACCTCCTGCTGTAGACGGCTCTCGTTGCCCGAGACGGTGACAACGGTTACGTCGAACTCCGCCGCGACCTCACGGATGGCCTGCTGTAGAAGGTCGACCGCGAGCACGCACGCCTTCGAGCGGTTGGTCGCGTTCGCCACAATCTCGTCTAATCGGCGATCCGAGTTGATCGTGTCGCCGGTATTGGCAATGACGACGTGCTTGCAGCCGTGGTGCCGCGCCATTTCCATGCAGCGCAGAATGTGCTTGCGCAGGCGCTTTGCCGCCGTCTCCCATCCGTATTGATTGTGTTCGAGATCGACACGCTCGTTGAAGTGCGTGTCCGCTATCTGGATCACGCCGACCGGGGCGTCCGTCTCGGGATGCGGCGCACGCGGCGGGTCGTTGAACTCGTAGTCGGATAGGAGCCGGATATGCTCGGCCTCCAAATCCTCGATTGCCGTGTAGCAGCGGCCATACTCGCGGAACGTCTTGCGCTCCACGCGGTTGATGTCCTGCAAACGCTGGTTTTGCCGCGCCAGTCGCGTACTGCCCGCGACGAGATCGCTCTCGACGCTGCCGAGCGCATACCGGAGCTGATTGCGGGACACGCCAAGCCAGCGCGCCGCCGCCGATTTGTTCCCATCGCATTCTTCGAGTGCCTTCGCGGCATCGGCCGGGTCGACGGCCAATTCACTCGCCATTAGACGACTCCCGTTCGGCTTTAGACAGATCGCGCAGTGAGTCGAGCTTGGCGTTGCACTGCTTCAACGCTTCTCCCCGGAGCTGAGACTCGCGAACGATGTCGTCAGTCGTCTCCCATGTCTCGTGCGGTATCGGGCACGGCTCGGTCAGATTGGTTGGCGCGGGTACTACCGGATGGACGGTCTTGCTCGTGCATCCGGCGAAGATCGGCAGGCACGCTGCGGCTAAGATAATCGGCCACTTCGTCATTCGTGCTCCTGATGTCGTCGAGCGTCTGCTGCTGCTCGCGGTATTGCTCACGAACGATCCGCCGCTGCTTGTCGAGCGCGGTCTGGACTTCGCCCACGAGTTCACTTCGTTCGTTGGCGGCTTCGAGCTTCGTCTGCGCCTTGTCACGCGCCGTCTCGGCTTGCGCGACCTCGGCCTGCATGGAGCTGATCCGCCATGTCTGGAAGCCGGCAAGGCTGGCGACGGCCAGAAAGACCGCCGCCACGCCACCGACGAGATAGCCGTTAAGGCCGAACATCGTTGCCTCGCTTCTTTCGGAGATACTTGAAGATGCCCCACAGGCCAGCGGCCACGGTGCCCGCGAAGGTGCCGTATGCGGTCACGGTGGAGCCCGGAACATCGGGCGGAGAGTCGCCGAATACCTGCAAGGTGACGTAGGAGATAAGGAACAGGGCGACGACGAATACCGCCATCGCCATGAGCCGCTTGAGGATGCGGTCGATCACGTCTGCCATTTGCCCGTCCGCATCTGATCGGACAGCTCGTCGGCCCGGTAGCCGACCTGATCGGCCCACAGGCTCTTGAGCATCCGTTTAGACGCGCGCCGGTACTTGCCCCGCTTCATCGCCCGGAGCGTGTTGCGGAACTGCATGAAGCTCGACATACCCATGTTGAAGGCCATGTCGTAGACGACGGCGCGGCGCGGGCTGTTCATGTCCTCGACCCACGGCAGGCGCTCGTTGACCGCCGCGACCGTTTCGTCAATATCGTTGGAGAGCAAGTAGCGGGCCTCGTCCTCCGAGAGCCCCCGATCCTGCAAGTTGCGTCCGTAGGCGATAGTCGGCACGCCAAGGGAATCGTCGTAGACGACATGCCGACCATGCTCCTTGACTGAGCCCTCGAACTTCCGTAGCTGTGAGTTCAGGCGTTTTCGCATTTGGTGGATCACCTCGATAAACGGTGCTTGTGCTGAGCGCGTCGCGCGTGAGCTGGTCGAGCTTCGCGTTGACGCGCCGGAAACTTGAGCGCATGTCGCGCCGGAGCTGCTTCACGTCCTTGCGCAGCTCGATCATTTGTTTGCGGTCGCGGACGTTGTTCGTCTCCACGACGGCCACGCGCTTGTCTAAATCGCCGCCCCAATTAAAGAGCTTGTTGCCCCATGTGAGGCCAAGCCCGAGCGTCGGGACGACGATTGCGACGACGACGGCCGCACGCTTGAGGCCAGTGCCGATGACTGGCGTGCTGGAATCGACCTGAGAGCCGCCCATGTGCATTTATGTCTTGATGATGTAATTGACCACGAGCGACGGCTGCATGACGTTGAACGGCTCGCCGCCGCCGGCTTCTTCGGTCGTGTTCAGGTACGGGTTGCCGCCCTGACCGCCATCGCCGCTGAAACCGTCGTCAGAGGGCGTGTAATAGTCGTGCGCGTGCGGCGCGAGTTCTTCCTCGGTCTGCGTATGGCGTTCTTCGCCGAAGCGTTCGCCGCGCTCACGACGGGTAAGGCGAATCTCGTCTCCGTCGTCGTCCTCGGTGACGCCGCGCCCGGCGCCGACCGGGGCTCGACCGCGAAAGTCCGGCAGGTTGAACGTGCTGTTGCCGTCGCCGTTGCCGTAGACCGTGCCGAGCACGTCGTACAGGTCGTCGTACTCGCTGCGCGAGACCTCGCGACCGTCACAGATAAGCCAGCCGTTCGGGTCGTCGCTGCCGCCGAACATCGTGATCTGGCCGACCGGCGTGTAAGCCACCGGGCCATCCTCGACCGTCAGGTTGCCGTTGATGTCGAGATCGCCCGTCACGGTGCCGCCGTAGATCGGCAGATACTTCTCGCCGTTCGACGTGAGAAGCCGCCAGTTGGAGCCCGAATAGACCGTGATTAGCCAGTCGCCCGGCGCAATCTCGCCGCCCTTCAAATCCTCGCCATTGGCGAGCTGTAGATCGTCGGCGCCCACGCCGTTGATATTGAGCGTGGCCGGGCCGTCGTTGTCGTTCTGTGCCTGCCAGACGACGATCTGGCCCTGCTGGTAGTTGTCGATCGCCGGAGACAGGGCGAGACGAAAGCTGTTCGTCGTGCCGGTATCGGGGCCGCCGTAGAACAGCGAGCCGCGCTGAATCTGGCCGAGCGCGGCGTAGTCGTCGGGAGACTGGCCGTCGCCGACGTTGATATGGCGAAACCCGCCCATCGGCAGGTTCTTAGACGGTGTGTTCTGGCCGTCCTTGGTAATGCAGTTTTGAATGCCGTCCGCCAAGTCCTGATCGTGCGTGTCGTGGCGGTCGGCCCGAATGTTGACGTTGTTGTTGCGGTCTTGGCCCCACACGGAGGAACCGCTGAAAGAGCCGTTGTCGCGGCTGAATACGCCTTTGCCGTTCCAAGGCATAGAGACTCCATAAAAAAGCCCCGCCGAAGCGGGGCTGTGTTAGACATTGCGCGCTCGTCTAATCGCCGGGCCGAACCGTGATCGTCGGAAGCGACTCGGCCTGCCCGACCGTGCCCTCCGCATCTTCCTCGGCGGCAGGCAGGGCGTTGACGAGATAGGAGTTGAGCGTGCGCTTGATTGCGCGCTGCTGTTGCGGCGTCTCGGCCTTGCGCAGAAGCTCGCGCATGAGATTGCGGTCGAGTACCGCGTCCGCGAGCACGTCCTCGGTGCGCTCAACCGGGATGCGGTTTGTCCACTGCCGAACGAATCGCGAGCCGGCCCCGCCCGCAATGAGCGAGTTCGCGGAGCTGGCCTCGCCGGGCAGCGATCCCGCAACGGTTGTGCCGAGCTTGGCGCCCGCGATACGCGACGCGAGATCGACGATGGTGCTCGGGTCGTTGTCCAGAATCTCGTTGACACCGCGATCCCGAAGGTTCGCGCGGTCGAGACGCCGAAACGTGTCCGCAAGCACGCTTAGACGGGAACGCTCGGAGGCGTCGAATAGGCCCGACTGATCGACGATGCCCCGGTTGTTCTCAAGGAACTCGTTGAGGCGACGCCCCGATTCCGGCCCGGTCGCGCGTTGCAGCGCCTCGTCGACGAATGCGGTCTTGAGGCCGCTGCGGGCCGCGTCGTCGCGCCGGGTTAGACGAACGAGCTGCCGCATGTTGTCGGTCGGATTCTTCGACCGAAGCACGCGCTTTATCTCCTGATCGACCGGCGCGTCGAGATACAGCGAAGCCCGAGACCGCTGCCGATCCTGAATCGACCGGCGACGTAGGTTGGCGCGGCGAGAAACGCTGTCCGCGACTTCCTGAGACGAGCGGGCGTCAGCCAGCTCCTTGCGCAGTGCCGGGTAGTTGTTCAGGAGGTCGTTGTTCTTGCGGATGAACTGACCGGCCGAACGCGGGGAGACCGTGCCATCGGGGTTGATCGCCTGCTCGGCGAATCGGGCACGAACGAAGTCCTGCGCGGCCTGATCGAGCCGCGCGGCACGCTCAGGGTCTTGGGAGACGGCATCGCGCATCTGGCGCGCGTTGACGCCCGACTGAGGCCCGCCAGTCTTGGCGAACGCCCGTTCCAGCGTCATTTCCGGCTGGACGGACATGCCGCGATCCCGGTTGTAGCCGAGAATGCGGCCGACCGCGCCTTGCCGGAAGCGCTCATTGAGATTGCGAGAAAACTCGTGCGCGGCGCGCAGGTTGTCGCTTTCCGTCGCCGCACTGCCGATGTCGTCGAGCGCGGCCTTCTGTAGCCGCGTGAGCGTTGCGATCTTGCGACGATTGGGCGCCCCGCTGTCCGCGCTTTCGCGTGCGGATGCCGAAAGGAGACGGCTTCGAAGGCGCTGTAGGTTGCTGATCGTCTCGCGCGGCTGGATGCCGTTGTCGCCGGCCATCGCCTCGTTGACGAACGCAGGAATGTCGTCGGGGTCGTCGAACCGGGATCGCTCGGCGACGATGTTGTTGTACTCCCGGCGCATGTTGCTCGTTGGAACTTCGACCGATTGGTCTACTTCGTCGTAGAGCTGGCGCTCCTGCACGCGCGCATCGGCGAGAGCGCCCTCGATCTCGTCGCGGGCGATCTGGCCTGTGAGCGCCTGCTGGCCCTCCTGATTCGAAATGCCTGTGACGCGGCGACGCGCGTTGTCGAGAGCACGCTCGGATCGCTCACGGAGCGCGTTGTCGAGATTTTCGAGCCGATCCCGTAGCGCCATGCGGGTATCGTCGGCCGCGCCGGAGCCTGCAAGGTTTCGCCCCTCCTGCTCTGCGGCACGGCGGCTTTGTTCGCTCATGCTGTTGAGCCGATCCTCGACGCGGGTATCCCGCTGCGCGAGAGACCGTTCGAGACGCATGAGGCCGGCATCCTCGGTCTGCTGTGCTGGCGTGAGGTCGGCGCCCTCGACGCCCGGCGACTCGCCTTCGAGTGCGCGGGCGGCTGCTGCGGGGTCGTCGGTGACTTCCTTGAGCTGCCGCGCGGCGCGCCGCCGCGACGAGCCCGGAGTCGCCACGTCCGCTTTCTTGAAGGCATCGGCCGCACGCTCGCCGTTGCGCGAGACCAAGGAAATCGGCGCGAGCATACCGCCCGCAATCTGACCAACCATGTCGGCGCCCTGACTGTCGGGGGCGATCATGTTGGCTATCGCGGCGCCTGTGCCTGCGCCGGATGCGGAGCCAAGCTCGGCAACCGCGTTTGAGACGGGCGACTGGCGGAAGTTCTCCAAGATCGGCCGTAGCAGAATGCCGCCGTCCTTTCCGGCGCGGGCTGCTGCCCCCATCGCGGCGAAGGGTACGACTGCGCCGCCAATCTCGCGGCCGATTCGCCCGACAAACTCATTCGGCAGTTCCTTGTCGGGGTTTGTCGCTGCGCCAAAGTTAGACATCGCACGCTGGATGCTTTCGCTGCCACCGTAGGGCTCGCCCTCTGGCCCGAGCGTTTGCCCGAAGCCGAGAGCCTTGGATGCGGCGTTGAAGGCGTCGACCGGCAGGCCCGCGACGTTTGCCACGCCGCGCAGGAAGCCGCCGCCCGCTGAAAGCGCCAAATCCTCGACCGGGCTGCCCGTCGAGTTATCCGAGCCGCCGCCATACGCCGATGCGGTCTGATCGGAGCTGTTTCGCTCTGCGCGGATGCGCTGAATGCGCGAAAGGCCGTCGCCGTCATTAGACGGCGACTGACTCTCGCTTCGAATGCGTTTGAGGTCGTCAATAGAAGCCATGCGAACCTACTGATTTACCTTGCTTTCCAGCATGTCTAACTGGCGGGGAGGCAGGGCGCGAAGATCGTCGTCGCTCGCGCTGTCGAGCCAGCTCGCCGCCTGTTCGCGGCTCATGCTCTCGATGTTGATGCCGCCGCCAGACGAGCCGCCTTGGCCTTCTGACCACCCTCCGGTCGCGCCCGGAGGACGGCCCATGAGGTTGATTACGCGGTCGATGCCGGCGACCTGATTCTTGAGTTCCTCCGCCTTGTCCGTCGTCACGTCTCCGCTCTGAATGGCTCTGACGTTGTTCTGGCGCTTGTTGAGAAGGAACGAGCGCATTTCGACGAGATCGCCTCGCGCAGCATCCGGGTCAGACATGACGCGATCCGGGTTCGGGAGCATGTCCTGAATGATCTTCTGCTCAGCGACCGGAAAGCGCGGGTTGTTCACGAGCGCCGTCTTGGCCTCTTGGTTGAACTGTCGAATGCCCTGCTTGGCGCGTGCCGTCTCTGCGTAGGGTGTGCCGTCCATGACGGCGCCGATGGTCTGGTTGATGAAGTTTCGGCCAGCGGAGACCGGGCCGATGCCCTCGTTGACCGCCTCGAATACGCTGTGCTCGTCCGACACGGCCTCGTCGGGAGACGGCGGGTTGGGGTCGATGCTTACGCCGGTCGGGGAGTTGGCGCCCTGCTGAGGCGGCACTACCCACTCGCGCTGATCGACGTTGTAGACGCCGCCGTTCACGGAGCGAACGCGGTCTCGGCGCGCGCGGCGCGGGCGATACTGCTTGTTCTTGCTCGCGAGCACTTCGCCGTCCGGGCTATACATGGTTTCGCCGCCCGAAAGAGTGAACCGCTCGGGCGTCTCCGCTTCGCGCAAGACGCTGTACGAGCCGTCCGGGCTGAGCTGCACCACGTCGTTCTCGCGGAAGCCGGCCGCTGCCTTTTCCTCGGGCGAGAGAAGGCGCGCGTCGGCGCCCATTTCCTGCTCGATGGTGCTCTGCATGACAGCCGGCGCGAGAGACGCGGCGATCTGATCGTTTTGCAGCATCGCGGCGATCTGGCTGTTTTCCTGACTGCCGCCCTGCTGCGGCTGCGGCGCGGCGCGGCCGCCAGCGGGCGGGTCGTGGCGGCGGC